TTATGCACGCGCGGCCTGCGCGAACTTCTTTTCATAAAACGCCAAAACGTCCCTGGCATTCCATAAACGGCTGCGGCCGCTGGACATCTTAAAGCTGGGCGGGACGTCTCCCGAATTTTCCCAGTTGTAGATGGACCGCTTCGAACACCCCAGCACGCGGCACATATCGGCCACAGTAAGCGTAGTATGGCGGCCTTTCAAAAATTCCCAGTCAATCTTTTTCATTTCATATCGCCTCGAAAAACGCTTTTTTGTTCACCGAAAAGCCCGCGCATCACTGAATCAAAGTTTTGTACTACGTAGTTCAGGGAGCGCAGAAGGTCTGCGCGGTTTAACTGTCCTTGGATGTCGCAAAGGACGTTCAAAGCGTCATAAACAGCATCAAAGTTAGGTTGCAGGACTTCCCCGGTCTTATACAGATGGTCATACGCCGCATCCAGCATTTTTGCGGCGGCTGAAAACTGCCGTTCAATGTTCACAGGTTGCGTAGTCGCCTTAGCCAGTACCCAACCATGAGCAACGGCGCTCATGAGGTTGGTCCAAATATCAGACTTCGCATCAAGGTCCCCGGTACGTGCCTGTTTGAACCACAAAAAAATAGGTAACTCGCACCGAGTTACCTCTTCTTCAGACATCGGAATCATGCACATCCATGCGCCGAAGCCTTTTTGCTCTATCAATTCGCCGCCGGATAGGTGTCGTTTGCGTCCCCTGGCTGCGGCTTTCTGCGCTTTCAACAGCGCTCTTTTCTCAGCCCTGTTCATTGCACCCACCTAAAGGTTCCGGCCTGCAGTACAAATTTTCTCTTCTTTTTCGTCCTGCAGTTTGTGTGTTTCGCAGACTTTCTGCAAGTTGTTTACCATGCCTTCCAGCGCGTCAATCAGCATTTCATACGCACGTTTGCAAGCCGCATAATCAGCTTGGCTTGCAGGAACGTTCATGCTGATATAACCGGCAATCTTTTGCACGCGATTGTTTGTCTGCGTAAGCTGATGCGATACCTGGTTCAGGCATTCAAGCACCATCTTCTTTTGACTTTTCACGTTCTCTCCCCTCCAAAATGTCGCGCATGATTCTCATCAACCTCACTTAGAAAACCGCAGCGAGGCTTTCAGTTCGATTCTTGCGCCGGGGACCGCTTCGCCTGCGTGAATCGCTTCGGCAATGGCAGTTTTGTTCGGCTCAAGATTGATCTTTGCACCATCCCCAAGGGCCTTCAGAACGTCTTCGCTGGGGAGTTTTTTCAAACCGGTAATTGACTTAATGCGCATGAATTCCGCGGGAATCTTGCCGTCTTCGGTAATAACGCTTTCACGCGGCTTGCAAAGAGTGACACAAAGGCCGGTTTTTCCGTCAGTAATTGTTTTGTACTGATTGCGCGTCATGCGGTAAATGGCGCGGGCCTCGGCCTTTTCCTGCGTGCGTTTTAAGCGCTCAAGAATCTTCTTTGAATCGTCAATGTGGGCTTTCAGCGCGGCAATTTCTGCATCCAGGCGGCGAATGAATCGGACTGAGCCGGCGATGATGTCACACATCTCACCTTTCAGGCTTTCAACTTCGGCCTGCGCCTTTTCTGCTTCCGGGCTTTTCAGAATTTCGCCCGTTTCGGGGTCTACCGCTTCTTCGGCCATGGCCTCCGCTTCACGCTGAATCGCGGCCTCAATATCATCTTCGACATCGTTGCCCGTGCGCCGGTTCGGGTCTTTGATTTTTTCGACGATCATGGGGAATACCTTAAAAAAAGCGCCCACCTGGGGCGCTTCGTTGTTCTGAGTGGTTATCAGAAGAAATCTTCGGGTTCCGGTGCAGGCGGCATCCCGGCGCTTCCAGTAGTCTGCGCAGGCTGATGCGCAGGAGCACCATAAGCGGCAGCATCATTCACCGGGGCATTACTGCGCACGGGCTTATCTTTGAGCGTAGCAAAGCGGGATTCAACCACTGTAGCCTTATCCGCTTTTTCCAGAATTTCCCGGGCGCATTTGCCGTTTGCGGGATCGAAAGGCGTAAGGATGTTGAGGTTGAAGCTCTCACGAACAACGCCAGTATTGTCCGTATACAAGCGGTCTTCACGCTGAATCAACAAGCCGATAGGCTTCTTTTCGATGTCAGGCAGGCGATAGCCCTGATGTTGATCCGACTTGTCTCGCGAAGCGTTACGGCCATAAACAACACCTTTAACGGCGTCCATTTTGGATACACCGAGACACACCATCATTGCATCAATGATGTCGGCGCCAAACGTGCGCTCACCGGTCTTTGACGTGATGTAGGTGCGGATGAAGGCAACGCGTTCTCCGGCGCCTTCAGACACATTGCCGTTAGCGTCCTTTTCCTTCCACTGTTTGCACTTGAATGCAATCTCAAGGTACTGAGCGCCGCTCTTTCCTTCGGCAATTTCTGCCTGGGCAATGAAGCCGGTGTAAATACCTGTATGGCTGATGCCGGAAAAACCGGCAACGGCTGAGGCGCGTTCATCGTTTCGCGTGAATGATGTAATCATCTTTCGTTTTGTCCTTCGTTATTAAACGTGTTGAGGAATCTCGTAGAACTGACAAATTTTTGTATCTACAAGTGCTAAATCGTTTTCGATTTCGTCCGATTCAAAAAGCCCCATCGGACTTTTCACGGTATCGGCACCGCTGTTATGTGTCAGGAAGCAGTACTTCGCCTGGTCCACTTTGGTACGCAGAACGGTTGTGAACAAACCTTCTACGCAAATCTTTTCATCAAGCATCCGGCCAAGCGTTTTGATGCGCGTAAAACCGAAGTCATCGGTTTGGGAATGCGCGAGGATGTAAACACGTTTGGTTGGCCCTAACTCACTGGCTGCCTTCGCAATGTCGAAACCGGCGCCGCCGATGTCCGTGAATTTGTCGTAGCCCTTCAAATTGCGCATTCGCATAAACATGAAGGAAAGGACGTACTGCCAATCATCGACAATGACAATTTCACGGTTGGTTTTGCTCATGGCCGAAACGATGTGGGCCGCATCATCGGTTACGTAAATGTTGTTTCCGTCCCCTTTCGCCCGAATCTCGGCCCATCCCTTTGCCGGGAAGGGGAGGGGCTTGCGCACCGGCTGAATCAACAGGCATTGCGCAGGGTCGAGGTTACGCAGGGAAGCCGTTTTGCCGGTCCCTGACGCTCCTAAGATAAGCGTCGCAATAGACATTTGCGCTATACTCCTTTTGTACGTTTGGTGGTTCTCTTCCTAACGAAAACGGCGCAGTTCTCTTCCCCTGCGCCGTTTTTGTTTTTCTTATTCGACGGCCTTCGCCGCTTCACATTGACTTCGCCAGTAGGCGAAAAGTCGTGCCTTTGGACGTTCTATACCGAACTCCCGGCACCAATGACGAAAAACCCGCAAATCTGCGGGCTTATTTGTGTGCTTCATTACGGACCTCCGAAAGGGTCATAGTTGCGAAATTCACGCTCTGCGGCTCTGGCCTCAGCGGCTTCGGCGCGTCTTTCAGCTTCGATTTCGCGGCGCAGGTCATCATCCTCTTCGTCTTCATCTTCATCGTCATGACATTCGCAGTACCGCTCATAATCCGCGGCCGGATTATCCGTAGTGCTCCAAGTCTTCCGCTTTACGCGACGGTTTTGAAGGTCCATTCTTCGCCCCCGTACTGGATGAAGTTGTTCGGATCATGCATGGCGATTTCTCGAATCACCAAGCCTTTCAGGAAGTCCGTAAGGGCCGGATATTCCGTTTCTTCGCCGTTAAGAACGCGGATGCACAGGGCTTTGATTTCGGTCCCGATATCACATCGAACACCGTAAGAAACTTCCTCGCCCAGTAAGTAAAACTTCGCGGCCAATTTGTCCGGTTCCGCCTTCGCCATATCGCACTTCACGATTTCGATGCTGTCAAACCACAGCTTTTTTGCTTCTTCGTTTGTCATTACAACCTCATAAAAAAACGCCCTTTTGACTGCCTGCGAAGCGGCAATGCACCAGTCCAAGCAGACAAGAGAACGCAGGCAGTCAAAAAGGCGCGAGAAAGGAAAATAGGGCTTTCAGATGCAGGCGCAGTTACTTTTCTTATGTTGCTGACAATTAGCGACCCTCGAAACCGCGCCTTTAGAACCCTGATGCATCAAAACACAAATACATCGGTCGCCAAGGAGATCGAGGATAAAGACTTACACACCTGAAAGCCCAATTGGGCGAGCTGCAGGAATCACACTTCTATATGAGCCGATGCGATTTCCTTTAGACCCGAGCGTTGAGAAGGCACGGTGTGGCGCGTATCGGCGTCAACCACAAACACAGCTCGAAAAAGCCCATTTCAAACCGCTCAAAAAGATGACGCTTTCCGAACGGGCTGAAATCGGCCTTTTCGCATCACCGCAGGTTGTTACCCCCTGACATGGCTCCCAGTAGGCTGATGATGTATAGCGCTTGCAGGTGCGCTGCGCATATGTCCCGATTGGTGTGGGCACCACTCCACACTCAGGAAACAGGGTACTTTCAACCCCTCAGTGCACGCCTTCAGTGACGCTCACTCAAGCAGTAAAAACCGCTCTTTTGTTTGCCCCATCCCACCGCCCAGGCCGTTAAAGGAATCGGCGAAAAGGGGCAAACAGAAGAACGATTTGTTCTTCTTGCCTGGCTAGTACCCCGGCAATGAAAGCAACACATATCCGAGGAGGACGAAGCCAGCGGCCGCAATGGCGTTCTCGAACCATTCTTTTTTCATGCCAGCACCCATTTGATGAAGAAAGCGACAAAGGAAAGGACCGCAATGACGACAGCCACAGACGCCTGAGATTGAAAGCGCCGTTCGGCAATGTCGGCCAACTCACCCATGCGAAAGACGAAGTCCAATGTCATGGCGTTACTCCTCCTCAACGTGCTCATGCAGATCGCAGAGCGTCACCGGCGCATACATGTATTCGTCGTAATCCGATACCACGATGCGGGCGTCCTCAGGGAACTGTTTGAGAATGTCGATCAGCTCGGCGACTCTTACGCTCTTCTTGCCGGCGGCTTCGGCGCCGTACTCAGTCCGCTTGGGGTTCAAAATAATGGTCGTCTGTGTCATTTCTTTGCCTTCGTTGGCGGTGTTTCTTTCGATGCCCTGCATATTAACTTAGGTTAAAACTAAAGTAAAGAAAAAACAGCCAATAGTTTACCTAGGGAAAATACTAAGGTAACAAAAAACCGCCCGAGAGCGGTTTCTTTGTTAACTGCGGTTACGAGTTATACGGGGACAATCTTCATAGCTTTGATGACACGGCCAATGATCCGGACTTCGATATTGCTGTCGGCGGCCACGTCGAAAGGGTCGTAGCTTGGATTTTCGCTTTTGAGGCGGAGGCACTTTCCTGGCAGCCGCTGGATACGCTTAATAAAGAGTTCGCCGTCCACGATTACGGCATATACACCTTCACGGATAAACTCGGCGTCCTTTATGTCAATAAAAACGGCGTCGCCATCTTTCACAAGCGGCTCCATTGAGTCACCAAGGGCCGTGATTACTTTTATGTTTTCCTGATTGGCGTAGGGGAAATGGTATTCGAACCAAGCCTTCGAAACCTGTATTCGACGCACGCATGGCACATCATCCCAGTTGGCAAGACCGGTACCGCATGAAGCCTTTACATCTACCATATCAAGGGAGATAGTGTTCTGATCCTTGATGGTTGCTGAAACCGTGTCGGTGGCAATCACGCCGTCCATAAGCCATTCCGGACTGACATTGAGCACCTTACAGGCACTAATTACATCCGTGTACTTCGGCGCGAGCGTGATGCCGTCTATCCATTTTTTTATCCCAGCAGCAGATATTCCTGTGGCTCGAACTAGATCTGAGGCGGTGATGTTGTCTATCCGCATGGCCTCTTTCAGGCGGTCGTTCCATGTCGTCATGGCGTTTCTCCTTTGCTGTAACGTAGGTTAAGCCGATAAGGGAGCACATGGGTTTACAAAGCATTTTACTTAGGTTAAACTAAAAGGCGTGATTAACTTAACCTGAGAAAAGTCATGAACTCAGAAATTACAGAAATGACGTCTCGCCGTAAACAAGCTTTTGAAGAGCTTTCAAAGCGGTTCTCGTCGTTATCTGAGATGGCGACTTATTTTGGTGTAACGGTTCCGGCTGTTTACAAGTGGAAGCGGCTCGGCGTTCCTCAAAGCCGAGTGCCGTACTTCATGCTGAAGTATCCGAAATTAGAAGCGTGGAAAGGGTTGCCCAGAGGGGTGTGATTATGTCTTTCCAGCTGATGCAAGACTGCAACGATATGAGTTGCGATATGAGTAGCACGGAGCATGCTGTTTTGATGGTGCTCTGTCGCTATGCCGATGATGATGGGGACAATTGTTTTCCGTCAACGGCAGAAATTGCTCGTTGTTCTCATTTTGCAGTTCTTCCAGTACGAAAGGCAATTGCCGGGCTCGAGGCTTCAGGTTGGATCAAATCTCAGCAAGAAAGCGGGAAGAAGCGATTTTTTACTGTGGACGTTGCAAAGATTCGAGGCGCATTACCCCTCACAAATCAGAACGTGGGTATTGATCAGCACCCCCGTATTGATCAGCACCCCCGTATTGATCAGCACCCCCGTATTGATCAGCACCCCGACCCCGTATCGATCAATACGGGGACCCCGTATCGATCAATACCCCGAAAAGAACATATAAAAGAACAAGAAAAAGACAGAGAAGATTCTTGCGCCCTCCCTGGCCTCGGAGAGGCTTGCCCCAATAATCAAGGTAACCCCCAAAATGGGGGTAACCCCCAAAATGGGGGTGGGGTAGCCCCCAAAATGGGGGTGAGGGGTAGCCCCCAAAATGGGGGTGGGAACAGGAATAAGAACAGGAAAGAACAGGAAGAGGTTGCTGACGCGTGCGCGTCTCCTATCTCTACGGCAGAGGGTAGAGCCGAAACCGTGCCTACTCCCCAGGAGCCTTTTTCTCTTAAAGCAGAGAAACCGAAAGAGAAAAGAAAGACCGGCGAAATCGATAGGCCGGGAAATATCCCTGAACAGGATTGGGCCGATTGGAAACTTGCTCGTAAATCTCGTAGAGCAGGACCGATTACGCAGACGGCTTGGAATCTTCTTGTTAAAGAAGCGACGAAAGCAGGAATAACACCTGCACAGGCCGTTGAGCTATGCGCAGGGCGCAGTTGGATTTCTTTTCAAGCCAAGTATCTGCGGGAAGAAGACAAACCACAAAAATCTCAGTTTGAAGTCTCGACAGAGAGGCTTGCTGAGATAGATAACCGATTTTCGGTGAAGGCGGTCCGATGATGTCCGCAGCAGAGGTAAACAAGCAATTCCAGCTGATTCAACGCAATTGGCGGAATAAGCATGATTGGACGATTAAAGAGGAAATCCGTTTTTACTTAGAACCGCATCCCTTGTTTGTTTATGACGGCAGGGAAACTGTTGACAACTGGAATGTTGTCAACTTCGTTATTACCGATCGGGACAATGTGGCCTCAATTGAGCTTGAAATGATTGCCAACCGGTATTTGTGGATTGATTACCGGGCAGGTCTTGAGGAAAGGGCACGGCTTTTGGCGCATCACTTGCTTACGGCGCCGGTATTGCCTACAGAGATCAACTACATCACCCCCAGGGGTGACTTTATCAACTGGAAGAACGGCCATTGGCGCAAGCTTGTGGACGCTAAAGACTTGGAAGGGAAGAACGTATGGAATCGAATTATTTAGGCGGTCAGGCAGTTGAGATGCCTGACAGAGATTACCGGCAAAGCTATGAGCTTTGGCAGGCTCAAACGCGGGGAATGCTGAAGCGTCCGGATTACTTTATTGATCCCCTTTTCAGCATCTTGGAGGGGCGTTTTTCGGGTGTTCCCTGCGCCTTTGATAAGCGCCTTGCCTACCGGCAGGGGGAAGTGACGATTTGGGCCGGCCCGAACGGGCAGGGTAAGAGTTTGCTTACCGGACAAGTTGCGCAAGAACTGCTTGCCCATGGCGAACGCTGCCTGATTATGTCCTTTGAAATGCTGCCTTCACGCACCTTGGAAAGGATGATGCGGCAGGCCTTTGGCTTCAAGATTGTCGGGCCAGAAAGCTTTCGAAAATACAAGGCGAATGTCGTTAAGTGGGTGAATTACGTAAGAGACAAGGGCCTTATCTTCGCCAATCACAAAGGCGCTATTTCGCCTGATTTAGTACTTGGCATGGCCTTGGTTGCTGTCAACGAATACCACGTAAAGCACGTGTTTGTTGACAACCTGATGAAGGTGGTTGCTGGTGAAGACAACCTAAACGGCCAAAAGGATTTTGTGAACAACTTGTGTTCACTGGCGGCTGATACCGGCTGTCATGTGCACCTTATTCACCATACCCGGAAAGGTAACTCTGACAGGGACGCCATTGATAAAAACTCTCTGCGCGGTTCTTCATCTATTGCAGACCAGGTAGACAACATTGTCTTAATTCAGCGCAACCTGGACAAGGAAAAGAAGGCCGGGGATAACAACCTGACCGAAGAAGAAGACTTGACGCAGATGGACGTTCTTTTGAACGTAGTGAAGCAGAGAAACGGCGATTGGACCGGAGGCATACCCCTTTGGTTTGATCGTGCCAGTACGGCCTATTGCCAAACATCACAAAGGATTCTGCCCGATCTCTGCCCGCGTGAATTGATTCCTGAAGGGGCATAAGCAATGAATGACCACGTACTCGCGCTTCTCTATTTGGGGCTTGGCAATGTGATGATAGTTCTTTTTTACGTTGAAAAGCTCACGGGGCAGGGGCTATTCGCTCGCATACTGGCATTCATCTCAGCAGTCTTTTTCTTCGTGTCGGCGGCCAATGTCGTCTTTTACAGGTGACTCATGACTTTGATGAACTTTGACAAAAAGCTACTCATAACAGCCCTTTTGAAGCGTATCGAAAGTTGCCCGATGGATCGGCAAACGCTTGAACTGACGTTTGCGAAATATGAGGAAGTCAGCCAGCAACTTAAGGCCGAAGAAGAAGCGAAAAAGCGGCTGGAATCGCTGACAAATTGAGGATACACGAAGGAGAAAGAAGAATGAACAACCCGCTTAAGGAACCGCTGGTGTGCATCCGCATCCGGGAAGCCGAAAAGCTTCAAGTGATGCTGCGTAGTTATCTGCAGGAAATTCCGCGCATCGAACTGCCGAAAAAACGCGCAGACGCGATTGCCATGCTGAATTACATCCGGATCCTGACGGATGAAGCAAAGAACAAAAAGGACGCAATGGAGGCCGCCAAATGAAGGTTGAATTGGACTTGGGAGAGGCGGCATGAAACGCGTTCTCGATATGTGCTGCGGACCCCGGTGCTTCTACTTCGATAAGGCAGATACGCGCGTCCTAGCTTGTGACGTGCGTACGGCGAACTTCACGAATCAGCTGAACCGGACGTGCATCGTGGCCCCCGACTTGCTGCAGGACTTCCGGCATCTTCCGTACGAGTGGTCCGGCAGGTTTGACCTGGTGCTTTTCGATCCGCCGCATCTGGTGCACGCCGGGGAAAAGTCCTGGCTCCGTGCGAAGTACGGGGTTCTTGACCGGGCGAACTGGCGGGCTGATCTCGCTGCGGGGTTCGCCGAAGGATTTCGGGTGCTCCGGGAGGGCGGCACGTTGCTTTTCAAGTGGGCCGAGACTCAGATCAAGGTGAGCGAAGTTCTGAAACTCACGGAACAAAAGCCGCTGATCGCTACGCGGTTCCCGACGAAAAGCGGTACCCATTGGATTGTTTTCTACAAGGAGGCGGCATGAGCACCGAAACTTTTCTTGTTCCTGACGCGGGCCTGATTTCGTGCGACGTCTTTGTAAGAGAAAAAGTACGCGGCCCGGAAGATGTGGTGTGCGGGTTTTGGGACGTCGTTATCAGCACTCCGGCATACGTGCAGGGGGCGCCTCACGTTTTTGTGGGGCTCGATGGGGGCGAACGCAGACTGTGGCCGGTTCCGGCGGACTGGCTCCTGACAGTAGAGGGCTGCGAAAAGATCGCCGTGGAATTTGTCGAGAAACTCAAAAAGGAGGGGGCGGCATCTCCGTTCAGCCTCGACGAGGACGCACAGAAATGATTGACTATTTCTTTTTCTTTGTCGGCAATGCCTGCGTTCTGGCGCTTTTGCTCGGCGTTTTTCGCGGCTACTTTAACCGCGTCTGGGCTTGCATTTTTTGGGTCGGCCTTGCCGCCAGCGTTGCCGGGATCGTCTCTTCAGTCGGAAAGATGTTGGGGGTTTTCTCCTGAATCCGGCCTTGTCTATCTTGTGAGTACCTAATTATCTTGTGAGTACCTAATGACAACCTACACAATCAACCTACAAGTCGACGGGGAGCGCGCGGTCGGCATTGTCGCCGCCCTTCACGCGGACGGCTATCACGCTGAGGCAACAGAAATCAACCGTCAGGTTCACGCCCAGCGCGAGGCCGCTATCCGCAATCTTTGGGTGCACGGCGCGCCGCAAGAACGTAAGACCGCCGAGGCTTCAAAAATTGACGAATTCATGCGCGTGATTTTTGGGAGGTAACAGACATGAGCCGCCCCAGCTACTTTGAGCCGTATCAAGTCCCGCCCGGATACTTTGACGAAGAAATCCTACTGCTTGAGGGCGTCAGGAAACATGCCGACGCCCACGGCAATACGGACGTTTTGCTGGTTGTCTCGGTTGCCCTCGATTTCGTCCTGGAGATTACTTCCCGCAAGGGCACGCGCGCGATCTTTATCAGCTTGATTGATCTGTGCACGCTGGCACGGACTTCATGGCCGAAGGATCAATTTATTACCGATCCGTTTGAAAAGCTTGCCGAAAAAGTTCGGGCAGGGCTTCGGGCGAATGAACTCGCAGAGGGCCGCAAGTGATCGTCCTTACTTTTACGATCAAAGGCCCCGGCGTACCGAAGGGCCGCCCTCGCTTTACGCGTCAGGGCCGGGCTTATACGCCCAAGGCGACGGAGGATTTTGAGAAGTGGGTCCGGGCAAACGCCAAGCAAACGATGATGAGAAACGGCGTCCGGATGATCGAGTCCGGCGCCGTCAGCATCAAGATCATGTTTCGCTTTGCGCCTCCGGCTTCATGGAGCAACAAACGCCGCCAGGCGGACATCGCGGCCCGGGCGCCGAAGATCACAAAACCGGACCTCGACAACCTCGTCAAGGCCGTCACCGACGCTATGAATGCCGTTGTGTACGATGATGACAATCGCATCTACAGCATCGAAGCCTGCAAAATTTATGGGCCCGTCGATGACATCGGCATAGAGATTCACTCAGTAACCGAAGAAGGTGTAGACGATGCAGATTAAGATCAAAGGCAGTTACTTTGAAAGCAACTGGAAGCATATTGAGCAGGATAATCCGCGCACCTATCCGCGTCCTTATGAAAAAATCCTAGTGTGGCTCAATGCTTCAGCTTTTCAGTCTCAGGCCGTCAAGCGCTTTTTCGGACATCCTGACTTCTACGCTTTCGGATACCGGATTTCGCCTACCTGTGTCCGGATGCTTCCTGTAAGCGGACGTTCAACGCCGCCTATGGTCAGTATCATTGATATTCGTGCGTTTAAATCAACAGGGCAGGAAGTCGAAGAGTCATGAGCGAAGACCAGATTTTTCGGGCAAGAATTGTCAATTGGGCGCGGTATATCCGGCCCAGTCGGGCACATTCTCCGACCACAATGCTTTCCCGTTATGCCTCAAGCTGGCAGGAGGAACGCTATCGGGAGATGCCGGGAGAAAAGGTTGATGTGGATGATGCTCAATTGCTCGAAAAGTCCTTCCCCTGGCTTGATGCCTCAGACCGAAAACTGTTGAAGGATTGGTACGTCAATTTGTACTCAATCGGTAAGATGTCCCGCGTGAACCACATTTTCTTTCGTAACGTGGTTTTACGGGTTCAAGCCGCAGAAAGGCGTTTTCGGGATGCAGTCGAGGCCGTATCCACACGATTTGACAATTGTCAAAAAACGGGGTTTAATTCGCCTCAAGAAAATTTGAATCGCGGCAGCGTTTAGAAGTCACGGAAATACCCGTGGCCTTTTTGCACCCTGAAGAAATAACCCGTATCGATTGATGCGGGTATTTTTTTGCCGCAAAACGAAACCCCGAAGGTCCGGTAAACCATCGGGGTTTCTTGTTATGGAATGTAGGAGATTCCACACATGAAGATAATTCTAGCCGTTATCAGCGGTTGGAGGCTATAAAACATAGAGAGGGACGATATGGCTAAGAAACCTGAGCCCCAAAAGAAAAAAAGGGGGCGGCCTTCAAAATTCACCCAGGAACTTGCTGACTATATCTGTGCAATGATCCGCGAAGGGATTTCAGAGCGTGAGATTTGTGATAAGCCGGATATGCCGTGTATTCAGACGCTCTGGAATTGGAAAGAGGCGCATCCGGAATTTCTAGAACAGACCGCGCGCGCGAGGCGCCAATCCGCGGAGTTGTACGCGCTCAGGGCGATGCAGGTCGCACAGGAAACGTCAGACTTCGCTGAGAAGGTGGCGGAAGGTCAAGTCGAAATCGGCGGCGAACCGTTGAGGAACTTGCCGGCAGGCTATGTCGAAGCGAAGAAGATGCTCATGCAGCAGTTGAACCGCGAGGCCGGTCTGCGCGATGATCGCAACTTCGGCGATCGCAAGTCTGTTGCTGTGACTGGTGCTGACGGCGGCGCGGTGAAGATCGAGCAGAAAGCGACTGTTTCGCAGCTCACGACAGAAGAGCTGATGAAGATCGCGGGACTGACAGAGTGATGCAGATTACGCGAGAGCAAGCGATACACGAGCTGAAACGCCGTGCCGCAATGCAGAGTCTTGCCGCTTTCATCCAGTTCACGAAATCAGATTACCTGATGGGCTGGGTGCATCGCGAAATCTGCGAGACGCTTGATGCGTTCTTGCAGGACGTGATCGACAAGAAGTCGCCTCGGCTCATCATCTGCATGCCTCCGCGATCCGGTAAGTCTGAGATCGTTTCGAGACGCTTTCCGGCGTATGCCTTTGGCCGTTTCCCTGATTTACAGATCATCGCAACGAGCTACGGCGCGGACTTGTCGATGCGCATGAATCGCGATGTTCAGCGCATCATCGACGATGACATTTACCGAGAGGTTTTTCCTGACACAACGCTTTCGGGGTCTCGCGTTCGTAGCGACTCACGCGGGTCTTACATCCGAACGAGCGATCTTTTTGAGATTGTCGGACATTCCGGCGCGTACCGCTCGTGTGGTGTTGGCGGCGGTATCACCGGGCAGGGTTCTGACATCCTGCTCATTGATGATCCGATCAAGGATAGAGCGGACGCCAATTCTACGAAGATCAGACAGGCAGTTTGGGACTGGTACACGTCCACTGCGTATACGCGCTTATCGCCCGGTGGGGGTGTTATCGCGATGTGCACCAGGTGGCACATGGACGATCTGATCGGACGATTGGAGACTGCCAGCCGCTCCGGTTCGGGTGATCCTTTCCACGTGATCAACTATCCGGCCATCGCGGAGAGAGACGAACCGCACCGAAAGTTTGGCGAGGCTCTGCATCCTGAGCGGTATCCGATCGAACGTCTTGAAGCAATTAAACGGACCGTCGGTTCTCGCGATTGGGCGGCGTTGTATCAGCAACATCCTGTGCCGGATGGTGGCGGGCTCTTTAAGGCCGATTGGATTCAGCACTGGGATCAACTCCCGTCGCATTTCGACGCGACCTGCATCTCGTGGGACATGACCTTTAAGGACTCGTCAACCTCCGACTTTGTTGTCGGGCAGGTTTGGGGGCGGCGTGAAGGGTGCTTCTACCTTTTGGATCAATTTCGAGGTCGATGGGATTTCGTGAAGACTGCCGAGCAGTTTGTAGCGGCGGCTGAGAAGTGGCCAAAGGTCACACGCAAATTAATTGAAGACAAGGCCAATGGCCAGGCCATCATCTCAACGCTCAAGAGAAAGGTTCCGGGCATTGTTCCGGTCACTCCCAAAGAGTCAAAGGAAGCACGCGCAAGCGCCGTCTCGACGCTTTGGGAGGCTCGTAACGTTTACCTGCCGCCATCGGATCGGTTCCCCTGGGTGGAGCAGGATTTCATACCCGAACTTCTGTCTTTCCCGGGCGGCGCCCATGATGATCAATGCTTCGCAGCAGGCACGATGATCGCAACGCCGTGGGGAAGTCGGCCAATTGAAAAAATCCAACCGGGTGACTTTGTGCTTACTCCGTTTGGATTTAAGCGCGTTTTGGCGGCAGGTAAAACGGGTGAGGCTGAAACTATTAAAAAGTTCAGCATCTCGGCAACGAGAAATCATCCGTTCTTTACGAAACAAGGGAGCTTTAAAAAGTTCTGCCAAGTTACGGAGGAGGAATGCTCGCAGTTGACACACGCCCAAATGCTCAAGGCAAGCCGCCTTCTGCCGTCGTTTTCGATGGGGTCGAATACAGATTGCTGTCTAAGGGAAGGTATTACCTTAGCCAATCTACGACAAATGCAGGGCGCAAAGGAGCCAAGGGGTTGCACGTCGCCATTTGGGAGCGATTCTCTGGTCAGAAAGTTCCTAAAGGCTATGAGGTTCATCACAAAGACGGCAACCCGTTCAACAATGATTTTGGCAACCTTGAGTGTCTACCACGCAGCGAACATCGCAAAACGGTCAATCTCAAGACTGAGAACGTGCGGAAACATCTTGATGACATCCGGCACCTCGCAACTCGTTGGCATCAAAGCCCAGAAGGGCGCGAGTGGCATCGAGAACACGCAAAACAGTCGAAGAGTCGATCAAAGGAGTGCGTTTGCCTTGGTTGTGGGAATCGCTTTTTGGCTAAAAGAAGCAATTCAAAGTTTTGCTCAAGAAAGTGCGAAGTCAAATACCGCTACCACCACGAGGCTGTTGCCGAAGAGCGAATCTGTGTTATTTGTGGTAACAAGTTCACAACGCTTGTCGGCCCATACCGACATTCGGCAATTACGTGTGGCGGAAAGTGCAAAGCAAAGCTCAGATTGCAGAAAGAAGCAGGCCGTGTTCAACCTCATGGTTGAGGACGCGCATTGCTTCTATGCAAACGGGATGCTTGTTCATAACTGTGACGCCATGACGCAGGCTCTTTCCGACCTCAACGCGAAACCGGGTTGGAAGATTCATTCCACAAATCGCGCGCTGCTGCGCACGGGATTCAAATTCTGAACATGAGCAAGAAAAAGGAAAAAACTTCCCTCAAGCGCAAAATCGCAGCCAGTGCAATGTCATCCAATGCTGTGGCTCTTCGCGCCGAGCAAATCAAGGAAACCAAGAAAAAGTTCCTTGAAAACTGCCGGCTCCCGGAAACTCTCGGTTTTGGCGTCGGCGAAGAAGCAAAGGAAGTGCGTACGGCAATGGACGCGGCTTTCAGCGACAACGTGGGCATGGACGCAATTTTTGAGACGCTTGCCGGCCACGCCGTTGACATGGGGCAGTTCCCGTATACATCTTTCGTTGGGTACGGCGTACTGCAGCAGATTGCCCAAAACGGCATGATCCGAAACTGCATCAAGACGGTTGCCGACGACATCACGCGCTCCTGGATCACGATCAAGGGAGGCGAAGAGACGCCACCGGAAAAGATTGCCGAGCTTCAAAACGCGCAGGAAAATGACTACCACCTGCGTTCCCTTTTCAATCGAGCTGTGGCGAAGGTTGGCTTCATGGGCGGCGCCTTCATCTTTGTCCAGACAACGCCAAGCCCCGAGAGCGGCGGAGACATTGACTTGTCTTTGCCGCTGATTGTTTCGGATTACTCGGCAGAGATCATGCAAGGGTCAACCATCAAGTTTATTGTGATTGATCCGATCAATGTATCGCCTGCTTGCTACAACAGCTTTGATCCGCTGCGCGCGGACTACATGACGCCGCGCGAGTGGCTGGTGTTGGGACGGAGAGTGAACGCCACGCGAATGCTCACGCTCTACGCCAATGAGCCGCCAGTTCTGCTTAAGCCGATGTACAACTTCCTCGGCATCTCGCAGGCACAAATCCTGTGGGATTACGTTTTGCATTGGAATGAGTGTCGTGTCGCGTCTCAGGAGCTTATTAAGAAGCTGAGCCTGCTGATCTACTACACGAACATGCAGGATCGAATGAGCACGCCCAACGGCGTGGCTGAGATGGACGACGTGATGACCGTCCTTCAACACTACCGAAACAACAACTCGGTCTTTGTCGCAAACGCCGACACTGACAAGGTGGAAAACGTTTCGATGACGATTGCCGGTGCGTCGGACATCGTGCGGCAGGCGCAGGAGATGATTGCCGCAATCAACCGGACGCCGGCAGTAAAGCTCTTTGGCATCAGTCCCAGTGGCTTCAATGCCACCGGTGAGAGCGACCTACGCAATTACAACGACCACATACGCAGTCAGCAAGAGTTGTACCGCCCGGCACTGCAGAAGTGCCTCGATGCGATTCAGCTGGTTTTGTGGGGGAAGATCGATCCTCACATCACGTTCGAGTGGAACGAGCTCGATATGAACAACGAGACGTCGCTTGCGGCCAACTTCAGCGCCCGCATGATGGCACTTGCCACCCTCAAGGATCGGAACGCCATCAGCGCAGAAGAGATGCGCAAGGCGGCCAGGCTTGAAAAAAGCGGCCGTCTTGAGTGGCTGGACGACGAGGCGCCGGAAGAAGACGAAGGCGACCTGATGACGGATTCGGGAGTCCCGGATTTCCTTTCTCAGCTGAGCAGCGGATCGGAGCACGCCGATGGCGAAGAAGATCAAAACCGCCCGAGCGATTGAAGCAAATGCGGGTATTCAGCAGAAGTTCAAAAAGAAGCTGCTGATCTTTTCCCGCGCCTTCTCGACCGAGATTGTTAAAGCGATTCTGCTTGACTTGGCCGACAACGGCCTGCTTGCTCAAGATCGGAGTCTGACAAACCCGAAGAACCCGCAGGACAAAAGGACGCTGCAGGAAATCTCCAAAATGGTTTTGGCCAAGTGGAGTCGCAATCCTGAATTTTTCAAGGATCACGTCGATCAGTTCATTGCTCAACACCTGGGCAGTTGGATTGCCAAGGCAACGCCGCAGGCGCGAAAGATTGCCGAATGGGTGGCCCGCTCGACTGCGGCGGATGTGACTGCCAGCCAGCGTCAGGCTTACGTCGCTGCGGGCCTCCCACTCGACTTTATGGCCGAAAAATGGACCATCCCGGTCGTTCGTCAGCACATCAGCCAGAAGGCAGCCGATGAGCTCCCCTCGATCATCGAGTGGAGCACGAATCTCATCACGAAGATGGCCGTCAATGACGTGCAGCGATTGCAAGACGTGATCGTCTCTACACTGGCTGACGGGAAAAACATCACGAGTATGAGAAAACTGCTCAGCGTGACTTCAGGCTTTGATGCGGACCGCGCCAAGCGCGTGGCCATTGACCAGACGAACAAAATCGCAAACGGCATTTTGAGAGCGAACGATTCTTCTCTGGGGATCACTGAAGGCATCTGGGTGCACGTTCCCGGCCAGTTTTCCTCACGTGAAACGCACAAGGCCATGAATGGGAAGCGGTTCGACTTGGCAAAAGGCATGTTCGATCCGGCTGTCAATCGTTTTGTCCAGTGCGGACAGGAACCGTTCTGCCGTTGCATGTACCGGCCTGCTTTGAATTTTTCTCAACTACTGAAAACGAAATGAAAACTTCACTTGCCTACGACAAGGCCGTGAGTTTTCGTTGGCACGATCAGGACGGTCGGCTTCACGTTGATCGATCCAACCTGACACGGGTGCAGGTGGCGCCTTATCGTGGAGCAGAAATTCCCGGATATGAGGAGCTGCACCTTTCGCCGACGAAAATTTATTACGGCTTTCGTCCCCCAGAGGAGCTGGGAGACGAAGAAACAGTGAAAAGCGTGATCGGCATCCCGATCCAGCTCAATCACCACCTTGACTATCCAGATGCACCGGCGATGGACACCCGCGTCGGCAGCACTGGGGATCAAGCGCGATTTGACGGGACGTTTTTGTCGAATTCGCTTCACATTCAAAATGAGAGCGCTTGCCGCCGCATTCGCGACGGGAGCATGAAAGAGCTTTCGCTGGCTTACAGCTACGACCCCGATTTCAATTCGCCGGGCGTCTATAACGGCCAGCACTACGATTTCACGATGCGGAATATTCGGGGGCAGCACCTCGCGCTCGTGGAAGAAGGGCGCGCAGGGCCTTCCTGCGTCGTCGAGGATCATGCCTTGGAGGAGATAAATTCAATGGACATGGATGACAAGGTGCCCCCGATCGGGGCAAACGATGGCGATGAAGAGCCGGTCGAAAAGGCCGAGGTCAAGATCGCCGATGCGATGGGGATGCTTGCGGAACTTCTGCGCGGGCTCCACAAAACCAATGCACAGGGGGAAACTGTGGCAATCACGGAAGACATGGACAAGGACGCGAAGATTCGAGAAATCGCCGCGATGTTTGCAAAGCTCGGCGCCGACGAGGAGGACGTGAAGAAGCTCACGGACTCGCTCTCTGATCTCGCCTACTCGCCTGATGAAAATCAGACGGCCGAAGACGAGGACGAGGTTGTCGAGAAGGAAACGGTCGAGGAAGAGACGCCGGACGGCACAGAGACCGACGAGTTCGAAGACATTGCCAGAGACGCCATTAAGGCCTGCGGCTACGACAACGAATCGGAAGAATTTCAGCGTGCTTTTGCTGAAGGCGTCAAGTACGGCGAACGCAAGGAAAAGCAGGAGCCACAGAAGCTCGATCGAGAGCATGAACGCGAAGGCGAAGAGCGCTATCTGCATGGTGCTCAGGACGCCAAGATGCTGAGCCGCCGGATTGCGGCTCTGGAGAATGCCTCCCTCATCCGTACTGCGCTGGACGAGTGCTCGACGGTCATTGGCAAGGCTCGCGCAACGGCCTTTGACAGTGCCGACGCCGTGTACCTTGCCGCGCTCAAGCAGCTCGGCGTTTCTACTGCTGGCATGAGCCGCAAGAACGCCCGTGAAAAATTTCTCGGCGTTGTTCAGGGGATGTCTCTGGCGGCCAAGCGTCGCGAGGTAGCAGCGGACTCCGCGAAAAGCCTCAAGGTGGCGGACATTGCCAAGGGCATCCGAGTCAATGTTTCTTAAGGTGAAAACATCATGCAGAAGACTGTGAATCTTTATCCCGCCGTTGGCGTTCCGGGTCAGGAAGTCAACGTGCACACGGCGATCTACACGCCGTTCAATTACATTAGCGACGGCACCGCGGCCGCCGGCTCTTTTGTTTTCGTGAAGGCGAACACTGACAACACCGGCGTCGTCTATCCGCTGGCATCGGCCACCGGATCGGGCACTGTCATTGGTCTCGTGGAGAATACCTTCACGGGCACGCTGGCCTACAACCAGGACGGCACCCTCATCTACCCTCAGGGCGCAAACCTGACGATTGCCGTTCGCGGCGACTACTACGTCGCGGCTTCCGGTGCGGCCACCGTTGGTCAGGCCGTGCTTTGCAACCCTGCCAGCGGCGCCATCACCTACGGCACCCCCGGCTCCGCCAACGATACCGGTTGGGTCGTCATGACGCCGGCAACTAATGCTGGCGACATCATCATCATCTCGAATCGTGGCGTGGGCATCACTCCCGCCGCCGGCTAAGAGGTTTGAAAATGGATCAGAATCTTGATTATCTGAAGAAAATCGGCGTGAGCTCTCCTTACGCCGTAGCAATGATGCCCTATGAGCGCGACGAGCAGGGCAACATCATCGTCAATTACAATGTGTCCGATCGAAAGATCGCGCAGGACGCAGCGATGAGCACGATTCCTAACGTCGGAATCCCGTCTGCCTACCTGACCTATCTTGATCCGCAGATCACGACGATTCTCTTTGCCGTGATGAACGCGACTCAGCTTTTCCCTGAGGCGCGTAAGGGCACGTGGGTCAACACCTTCATGAACTTCCCGGTTGAGGAAATCACGGGCGACGTCACGCCCTATTCGGATTTCACCAACTCCGTTTCGTCTAGTGTCAACTATAACTTCCCGGTCCGCGAGAACTTCGTTTTCGAGACCAGCCTGAAGTACGGCCTGCGCGAGCAGGAAACCGCCGGTCAGGCCAAGCTCGACTACGCAGGCGCCAAGCAGCGTGCGGCGGCCAGCATTCTTGCCCGAGCGCACAACCGCTTCTACCTTTACGGCGTGGCCAACAAGATGGTTTACGGCGCACTCAACGACCCGAATTTGAACGAGTCTGAGACGCCGGTTTCGGTCAATTCGAAGACGACGTGGGAAGGAAAGGTTGCGGATCAGGGGAATGCGGCGACGATTTCCAACGTGATTTTCAACGACATTGCCAAGTTGGTGACCTCGCTTATGGGGAAAAACGCCGGCAACGTGGATCAGAACACGGACATGGTTCTTGCGGTTGCTTCGGATCGTTACAACTACCTTTCGATCCCGAACTCGTTTGGCCTGACCGCCTTCAATTTGCTCAAGAGCAACTATCCCAATATGAAGGTGATCCAGCTTCCCGAGCTCAGCACTAATGCCGGGTCGATGCTTTATCTGACCGTTCCGAAACTGCTTGATGAGCGGACTGCGGAAAACGTCTACGCTGAAAAGATGCGCTTCGGCAACGTCGAGAACTACTCGTCATCCTGGGTGCAGAAGGCTTGGGGCGCCACGTTCGGCTGCGTCATTCGTCGTCCGAATCTTGTGGCAACGATGACGGGCATCTAAACCGTTCAACTTAGAGCAGGAAATGTGAGGAGCCGCGATTGCGGCTTTTTTCTTGCCCGGCGGGGCGAGCTTCGGCTCGTCCCGTTTTCTTTTTGAGGATCAAAAATGGCTGGTAAAAAGAAGATCAACGCCGATCAGGTTGAAACGGCGGACATCGTTGGTAGCACGCTCGAAAAAGAGCCCGAGGAAGTTTCGGAAAAGGAAGAAACCATTGCGATTGCCTGCAACCTTCCCTTCGGTCTCAAGTTCACCGATGTGCCCTGTGGAAATGGTGCAACCAAGACCGTCATTTTCCCCGGCATCAATTCTGCGCTTAAGGGGAAAAAGAGCGGCATCCTTGCCCTCCCTGGAAACGCTATTTGCGTCACGTTGTTGAAGAAGGATTGGGACGCAATTGTCAAGATGCACGGTAAGGAAATTGCCTTTATCGGTCGAAATGGTCGTATGCCTTGCATCTACCCGGTTGGTGACAAGAAAGGATTCAAGGCTGCGGCCTCGGAAATCGCCGAGATGAAAAACGGCCTTGAACCCATCGAACCGAAGGCCGAGGGTGTGAAGGAAAAGAAAGAGGAATAAGCAATGACGCCCTACGTGATGAATTTTGAAAACTTCCGTGCGATTTACCCAGCATTGACGGATGATGTCGTCTCGGACGACCAGTTGAAATTTCTGTGGGGCGTCATTGAATCTATGTTGGGCGACGGACAAGGGAGTTTCATTTACCCAGAGCCGCAAAATGGACCCATCCTCAATGCAGCTCTGTGCCACCTCGTGACACTTGAGACGAATGGACTTTCCCAGCCCGGGCGCTTGTCTTCTGCGTCTCAAGGCAGCGTCTCCACTTCCTTTGACAACATCAACATCAAGTCGGAGTCTGGGCAGTGGTGGAATCAGACGAAGTGCGGCGCGCTCTTTTGGGTGCTGACGCAGCGGTATCGCGTAGCCTGCCGACTCTACGGTGGCCGAGACTTTCACCCGTGGGGGTGACGAATGAAGCCGACTGTCAAAATCTCTGTCAAGAACGCCGAAACCATTAAGAAGTACGAAATCAAATGACAGACGCAAAACGTTTGGGTGCGGCTTTCCGTGCTGGTCTCTTTTTCACCAGAGGACGAAATGTTGCCCAAGATGCCGCCAAGTGGATTACCGTACACCCCAACGGCTCCGGAAAGAATAAGGCCGGAAAAAGCATTAAGGGCCGCCATGTTTTGATTGACGGCGAATCCGGAATAGTTCTGGGCGGCATGGGCGGGAAATTTACCGGAAAGCCCATTTCTTCTGTCTCGAAGAAAGCGAAGGCAGCACCGGCAAAGACAACGGCGCCGAAGAAGCCGGATGTGCCCGAAGGTTATACGAAACTTGACGGCACAATGAGGGTTGAAAAGGAAACTGAAAAGGCAGTATTGGGCGTTTTTCATGGGAAGCGCACCTGGTTGCCTAAGTCTCAAGTGACTGTTAAAGACGGTGTGATTACCTCGGCTTCCAACAACATCATTGAAGAAAAGGGCTGGCGCAAGTTTTCTACATCACGGATTTCTACCACGAGCGGCTGGGAATGGAACGACGTGACCCCGGCGAATGCCAAGCGGTGGGCAGAAACCAAAGTTAATATGCCTTCGGGACAGATGAAGCTTGATTTCCCGATTCGAATTAAGCGCGAAACTGATAAAGCATTCCTGCTGGACTATGACGATTACACGACATGGACGGCTGATGAAAACGGCGAAGAAGTCTTTCCGCCGCTGTGGGTCCCGAAGTCGCAAGTAACCGCAAGCCCTGACAAGAAAAGCGTTTACGGCATGGCGAAATGGCTCATGAAGCGTCAAAAGATCAAATCTTGGGATGACGTCCATAAGAAGAAACGCAAGCCGAAACAAAGTGCGACTGCTTGGATTCGTTTGGGGAACGCGGGCATATCAGGCTGGAGGGGTGACGTTGACCGCTAGCATCAAGGTCCGGTTAAGCATGAAGTTTGACCGACTGAAGAAACTCGCTGAGGCGATACCTCAGCAGCCGAAACAAGTTGTAGTTGGCATTTGGGGTAATCCTGAGATTGCAACCTATGCCACATACAACGAGTTTGGATGGGTGCAGCGAGTGACCGGACGGCAGGCCGGTTATCTTAATTTCCACTACGGCCTGGATTTGAAGCCGGGCTACACCCTTCAAAGCCCGCCGCGTCCATTCATGCGGGCTACGGCTGCGGCGAAGCAAAAGAAGTGGACGAAAACTCTGAAGGCCGGAATCCAACATTACGGCCTGACGAACATTTATAAGGCATTGGCCGCAACGGGTCGTATTGCGCAGATTGACATCCAACAGACGATTCAGAACAACGGCGTTGTGGGTGGGGAAGCCTTCCCTGACCGTAGTCCGATGACGTTAGAAATCTACGCAGTGAAGGACGCATTAACAGCCAGTGGCCGAAAGCGCAAAATAGAAAGCGATTCCGGTGCAGGACGAGACAAGGCGCTCTTTCTTTCCGGCACGTTATTGCAATCCATCGGGTACGAAATCAAATGACAAACGCAAAAAGTTTGGGCGCGGCTTTCCGTGCTGGTCTCTTTTTCGTCAGAGGACGAAATGTTGCGCAGGATGAAGCCAAATGGATTACGGTACATCCGAACGGAAATGGCGCGAATGCAAACGGAGATGGTATTAAAGGCCGTCCCGTTCTCATTGACAGTGAATCAGGCAAGATTTTGGGAGGTATGGGCGGCAAGTTCAACGGGCAGAAAATCAGCCAGGTTGCGGGCGCGAGAAAGGCGAAGAACGAACGCAACAGCCGCCGCGAAGCCTTACGCAAGCAGAAAGCCGAAAGCGCGAAGATGGATTTCAGTCTGCCTGAGCGGATTGAAGAAGATAAGATTCTGCAGAATCGCAATCGCGGGAATATCGGGAGCCGGAATCAGATGCTTTCGATTGCGAATAACCCCGATTATTCGCGCCTGAGCGAATCCAACGACTTCGGCGCTGGTGCTCCGGTTGTGGCCTATGGCAAGATTCCGGCAAAGCAGTTGGGGCGGATTACGACTGCAACGCTTTCTGACGGCACGAAATACAAGGTTCAGTATGCCGTAGTAGACGCAGACAGCGTTTTGACTTCCAATAGCATTAACGGCCATACGAATCAGGAGTATTACTCCGATGATCCGAGCAAGATTCGAGCCATTTCAGGTAACGGGCGCATTACCGGCCTGCAGGAAGCGTACCGCAAGGGGACGGCTGAAAACTACGGCGATGAACTGGCGATTGATGATCGGCACGGCATCCCTGAAAAAGTGATTGACGGCATGAAGAACCCGATTCTTGTTCGAGTGATGCAGTCAAAGGACATTACGCCTGACATCGGCGACAAGTCCAACACTGTGGGGAACCTGCAAATGACGGCAGTCGAGCAGGCGAACAACGATAGAAACCGCATCGATTTCGAAAAGATGAAGTTTTACGATGATGGTTCTCCTACCATCGAAACGATTAAAGATTTCGTCTCGAAAATGCCGGTATCTGAGCAAGGGGCGCTTATTGACGTAGACGGCAACCCGACAAGGGCAGCCGTTGACCGACTGGACGGCGCAGTTTTCGCAAAAGCATACGACAACGACGGATTGACGCGCCTTTTCACCCAGGCGCTTGAACCGGAAAGCCGCACGATTATCGCGGGTCTGCAGAAAGCCGCGCCTGCTGTGCAAAAGCTGGCCGGCCTGCCCGATGGATACGATGTTCGTGACCTGATTGCGAAGGCAGCAGAACGGGCCGTTAATGCCAGACGCAGCGGCCAAAGATTGGCTGATGAAGCGGCTGCGAAGTCTCTTTTTGAGAATCAGCAGGACGATAACGCGGCTAGTGAGATTCTTAAGGTATTCGCCGCCAACTCGCGTAGTTCGCAGGCCATTGCTGATAAGCTAACAAAAATGGCAGAACTGCTTTATCGCGAAGGCACGAAAGAAGGATCGGACCTTTTCGGGGACGTACCGAGAATGCCGCGCGGCGAAGCTGTGAAGAATGCCCTTGCGCAGGACGGAAAGCCCGCCAAAATGAGCGCAGGTTGCATGAAGTGGTGGAATACCTACGGCGTGAAAGTCCTGCGGAAAATCTTCAAATAACCCGCCTCGCGCGGGTTTCTTTTTGGGGGCTGTATGGGGTTAAACCTTCACGGCATTGTCCGGGGCGCGATAACCGGCGTAGCGAAAGATCAACCCTGCGAACTTTTCACTATGAGCGGAAAGCAGGTGCGGGATGATCGGGGCGGCATGACGCCAGTGTTCAAAGCGCCTGTGACCATTCGCGGCCAGTGGCAAAGCCTCTCACCGGATGCCCTTCAGCATCTTGAAAATGTCGAGCTGGCGACAACGGTGCGGCGCATTTATCTGTATGCCGATACGGACCGCGCAAAAAGGCCATGGGCTGTGTGGCGGCCCCTGGGGCGCTCAGGCGACATGGTGCGGGATGAAAACGGCCAGCTTTGGCGCATCGATGCGGTTATTGAAGATTTCACGCATGAAGGCTGGGTATGTGTTCAAGCGACAATGCAGACATCCGGCGTTCGGATGATGGTCGAGGAAGAAAATGGCGACATCCCAAACACTGGTGAAGACAACAAGCCCTGATTTACTAAATGCTCTGATTGGCTTTTGTACTGAGTACGCTTCGCCGCCTTTGGTGGATTCTGAACACGTCTTGGACGGGTTTGGGTGCAACCGCACGTTACCCAGTGACGGTAACGATTTTGTGGTTGTGACCCCCATCAGCCAAACCCGAGAAGGTACGGACATTCCGCTTTTTCCTGCGGGGGAGGATCAACAGGAACTTCGCGAGTATGTGGCAGTTGATGTTCAGATTGACTGCTACTCAGCGAACAACTTTGATGCCATGGATCGGGCGCAGACTTATGAGACAGTGACCCGGTCAGACGTCGGAGTGGCTTTCTTTAAGCGCTTTGATATTGACTGCCAGTATTCGGACAGTTCACGAAACCTTTCAGCGGTACTCGATGATGATCGATATGTGAGCCGGTGGACATTGGTTATCCGGCTTGGCTATTGGAAAAGCGTCAAAGTGACGCAACAATTTTTTAACTCTGTAAATATTGGCCTGAAAGAGGCTGATGTTAACTTCAAACCGTAATTCAACACATGGCATAATAACAAGGTATTTCGCAGGAATATCGATATGCCTAAGAAACTTGATTTGGTTGGAAAACGATTTGGAAAATTGACAGTAATTGCTGAATGCGGCAGAAAGTACGGTGCGGTTCTATGGCATTGTCAATGTGATTGCGGCAATTACAAGGATGCAATTAGCGAAGAATTAAAAAATGGGCACGTGAAGTCTTGTGGATGTCTTAAGGCAGAGGCTACTAAGGGACAGACATGGAGACGAAAAGACTTGACCGGAATGCGATTTGGACATCTTGTTGTTGTTGAAATTGCAGGCAAAGAAAACGGTGGAAATCTTCGCTGGAAATGTGTTTGTGATTGCGGCAACTTTCATGAAGCATCCGGAGGAAACCTACAAAAGGGGGATGTTCTTTCTTGCGGGTGTAAGACGAAAGAACTTCAATCAAAGGCAAAAAAAACACATGACGGCACTCATGAAAAACTGTTTCGAGTGTGGGGGCACATCAAAGAAAGATGTTGTAACCCTACGCACAAAAGCTTTAAAGATTATGGTGGCCGTGGAATTGGTATTTGTGATGAATGGAAAAATGATTACAAATCGTTCCGTGACTTTTGTTTAGCGCATGGTTGGCAAGAAGGACTTCAAATAAACCGTATAGACAACAATCGCGATTACAGTCCGGATAACGTTAACTTTGTTACAGCAAAACAAAATTCCAATAACAGACGTTCTTCTGTATGCGTAAAGGTTAGGGGAGAGGTGTTAACAATCTCCGAAGTCGCTCAAAAATACAAAATTCCATATTTCACCATTTGGCGCCGACACAAAAAAGGTTGGCCTGATGATGATTTAATAAAATAAAAATAATTCTTTTTGGCGTTGAGAGATCAGCGCCTTTTTTATGAGGTTTGAAAATGTCTATAAAGGCTGGATATTTGGTCTCTCTCACACCAAGATTAATATCGGTTTCCGCGCGTGACCTAGAAACGAACGGCATGGTGCTCACGAAGAGTGCCCTGATTCCCGCGGACCGCCCTGCAACAACGTTCAGCAGTGCGTCCGAAGTCGCGGATTACTTCGGCGCCGAAAGCGCTGAAGCGGTCTTTGCGCAGCAGTACTTCACTGGCCTTACGAATCAGCAAAAAGCGCCTTCTGCGCTGATTATCGGGCGCCGCATTGACGCCGATTGCGCGGCTTGGATTCGTGGCGCCAGGGTTTCCGCCGACTTGGCCGCCTTCAAGGCCATCAAGGACGGCGCCATGAAGCTCACGATTGACGGCAAAGAAAAGACCGCCGCCACGGTTGACCTCTCGGGCGCCACGTCTTTTTCGGATGTTGCTACGAAGATTGCGACGGCCCTGACCGGATGCACAGGCTCTTACGATTCGAACACGCAGACCTTTACTTTCACTTCTTCGACGAAGGGCGCCACCTCTACCGTGGGTTATGCTTCGGCGGGCGCCGGGGGTACCGACCTGTCCGCGAAGCTCAATTTGACGCAGGCCGCGGGCGCCGTCCTTTCGCAGGGCGCCAAGGCGCAGACGGAAAGCGAAACGCTTGATGCGGTTGTGGCAGTTACGGCCAACTTCTCCCAGTTCACTACGCTGTGGGAAATTACGGACAAAGCCGAAGCCGCCGCGTACTCGGCATGGGCTGATGTGGACGATGATTTTGTGTATGTGTTCTGGTCTTCGGACGAACGCATGACCGATCAGCTTACGCAGTCCGGCACCATTGCCGCCGCGCTGAAAGACAAGTACAACTGCACGCTGATGCTTTTCGCTAAGACTGCGAAGACTGCGGCCTTTGCGATTGCCTACCCTGCGACGATTAAGTGGGATCAGCCGCAGGGCATGAAGGTGCTTTTTGCGAAGTCTGCCAGCGGCCTGGAAACGTCCGTAACTAGTAAGGCACAGGCAACCGCGCTTGATGAACTGCAGGTTTCCTACATCGGCCAGTTTGCTACCCGTAACGACGAATTCCAGTTCGCGAATCGCGGTGCCCTGGCATCCGACTTCTACGGCTTCTACGATACGTTGATTGGTTCTATTTGGCTTCGCTCTAAGATTCAGACGGCCATTATGAACGGCTTCGCTTCTGTGAATCGCGTCCCGTACAACGAACGCGGCTACACGATCCTGCGGTCTTGGATTACAGACCCGCTCAATCAGGCGCTTTCTAACGGCGCGATTGATTCCGGCCTTGTCCTTTCTGAATCTCAGCGTTCGCAGATCATTCAGGAAACCGGTACGGACGAAAGTGCAAACGACATCGAAAGCGTTGGTTACTGGCTTTCTATTACTGACCCCGGCGCCGCAGTGCGTGCGCAGCGCGATACGCCGGTCATGATGCTGTATGTCGGCTATGCCGGTGCCGTGCAGAAAGTCTCTCTGCCCGTGACAACTTTGATCTAATTCAGGTAATCAAAAACAGCGCCCTTCACGGGGCGCTTTTTTTTGGAGCAAAAAATGGCTTTAAATAACAAAACCTCCGCGAATCTAGTAGCGTGGATGATGATTGAAGATGTTGCACCGGCCGGCTTTGAACTGACGCAGTTCGATACCGATGCGGGCGTTGTGGCAGAACAGATTGCCGAAGTGCAGGCGGATATGACGCTGGACGGCAAGCTCGTGGTTGGTTACACACCGAATCCGCAGGTTGTGAACATCACGCTTCAGCCTACCTCTCCGGCAGTTCCCTATTTCCGCGAACTGCAGCAGACGCAACGCACGCGCAAGCAGCCTTTGCAGGTTGACCTGACTGTGAGTTTCCCGGCAACGGGCCGCAATTATGTCTTCAGCGGCGGCGTCCTTACTCAGGGTACTGCAATGCCCGCCGGCAACCGCGTGCAGGGCGTTTTGAACTTTCAGTTCACGTTTGAGAAGGTGGCCTAAATGGCGCGTGAAGTACAGAAAATTACGGTGAAGGACGGGGATAACGAGCTGCATTTGCAGATTGCTCCCATGGATGCTGTAAAAGCCGAACAATGGCTTATCCGCGCAGGGCTTGCCTTGGGCGGGAGTGTTACTCAGATTCAACAGGGTGACGGGGTGCAGGCATTGGCTCAAGCCCTGAGCACCGTTGAGTATGAAAAGGTTGCGCCGCTCTGGAACGAGCTGCTTTCGTGTTGCTCTTTCGAATCAGGCGGCGCAACCATTTCGTTAACGCCTGAAACCATTGCCGGAAAGATTGAATTTCCTACAACGCTTTTCCTGATTAAGGCTGCGGCGCTGAAGGCGAATTTCGGTTTTTTCGGGAAAGGCGGCCTGCAGAACTTCCTTACTACCATGCGTGGCGTTCTGAGCTTCTAAAGATTAGCGGCGTGGGCAAGCTGGGGGACTTTCCCCCAGTCTGCGGCCGTGTCATTTCGGGGCGCCTTTGTACGCTGATTGAAGCGCAATCAGTGTATTCACTGGCCGATATGTACGCGCTTGATGAAATCCTGACGCTTCAGAACTATCACGAATGGCTGGCAAGCCGAAAGGACGAACATGGCTAACGTAGTTGATGAACTGTTGATTTCCATAGGCGTTGACTCGAAAGAGTTAATGTCAGGAATCAATCAGGCGCAGACTGACATCAAAGGCTTTGCCAATGACGCGGCCCGCAGTTTTTCCGGAATCAGCAAAGCAGGAAAGGGCGCGGGGGAAGTCTCTGCGCTCTCTTTCTCGAACCTTTCCGGGAAGATGCAGGATGTAGGCGCTACGGCGAAAGAAGCCGCAGCCTCCATTGCAGGTTCTTTTCGTGGGCTTGAACCGGTCTTTAAGGCGCTTACCAGTCGAATCACCCAGGTTGCAGCGACTTTCGGCCTGATGCTGGGAACGGCGCAGACTTTCTCAAACTTCATTGAGAAGTCGGACGCGCTGGGCAAGTTAAGCCGCCAATTGGGAATCAATGAGCGCGAATTGGACGCCTGGGGGAAAGCGAACGAAGCCGCAGGCGGTTCGGCTGAAGCCCTTTTTTCGAGCCTGAAGGCGTACTACGATAAAACAGGCCGCCCGGCTGAGGAATTCTTTCACCTAGGCGAAAAGATTGAGGGCATGACGCGCCGCCAAACGCAGGCTTATCTGCGTGCGCAGGGCGTGGCCTGGGATGCTATCCCGATCTTTCTGAAAGGACAGAAAGCGGCTGATGATCTCGTAGCGAAATACCGGAAAACGGCCTTCACTGCGCAGGATGCAAAAACGGCCCGCGCGTTTAAAGTCGCGTGGATGGATTTCAAGATTGCCGCGCAGAATGTCGGCAATACCTTGATTCGCTTGGTAGCGCCTGCGGTTACGAACATTCTTAACGGCCTTTCTAAGCTTGTCGGATTCATTGAAGAAAATGCGCGTGCGCTGGGGCTTATGGCAGTAGGCTTCGGCCTGGTGTTCGGCATTAAGTCCATTGAGCGCATTAAGGCGGCAATCATTGCAATCAGGGCTTTCGGCCTCGCGCTGAAAGTCGCCGTGTTACCGCTTACAGCCATCATTGCCGGTGTGGTTGCGCTGGCCTTGGCTATCGATGACCTGATTGGATTCACCGAAGGCGCCGATTCGCTTTTTGGGCGAATGCTGAAAAATTTGGGGATGTCGAATGAAGAAATTGAAAGCATCCGGCAATCTTTCAAAGAATTCGGCGCCGCAATTGGCTGGCTGTGGGATACGCTGAAACCGGTGCTTTCCGGTTTCCTTGCCATACAGTTCAAAATCATTGCCGCTACGGTTGGTTTTCTCGTAACGGTAATTGAAAACGTAGTTGCGCTCTTTGTCCGGCTTTTCCGCGTTATCGGCAAGGGCTGGGATTATGTCAAAGGACTCTTTGGCGACTTAAGCGCATGGTTCGGCGATTTGAAGGACAAGGCGTCCGAACTTGCTTCGGACATCGGCGACAAGTTCGGCGCGGCCTGGGATTGGACGAAGGGCGTAGGCTCAAAAATCGGGGATGCGCTGGCCGATGCTTACGGTTCTGCGAAAAGCTGGGTCGCAAGCATCCCGGATGAATCTTCGCGGGCGTTTGCTCATGGTTTTTTGAAGGCTTTTGAGTGGGTGCGAAAGCTACCCGGCGTATTCGGGAGCATAAGCCAGTGGCTTGCGGATGCCTTCACCGGCATTCCTGATGCGATTCTTGACGCGCTCAATATCGCCTGGGATTACGTCAAAAACTGGTTTAAAAATCTGGGCGGAATGATCCGTGAAGCCCTTTCCGGTTCTATCGGCGGTTTTCTTAAGAAAATCGGCCAAAAAATCGGCATTGTGGCTGAGGATTCCGAAGAAATGGGGGATGTGACCAAACAGTCCGGGGCTTTCGTGACGGACGTTCAGGCACGTCAGGCGGCTTTACAGCCTGCGGGCGCGAATGTCAGTACTCAGGCCACGATGAATGTGGTGAACAACATCACCACAAAGGACAATCCTGTGGCCATTTCTCGGGCTGTTAGCGGATCGGTGAGGCCCGCCTGGAAGCAGACGTATTCCATGATCGGAAATTCAATGTCTGCAGTCAATCAAAAGTAGGTGATCTATGGCGCAGGATTACACAGGCTGGGCGATTCTTAACAGCAAGGGTTTGCCGATTTGCGACTACGTAGGCATTACGGCCTGCAATGTCAGCCAATCGGCAACCGTGCTCACGGAACCGCTCGAAAACGGCGAACTTGCGGCCTTTAACAAGGTTCAACAGCCGGATGCTGTGAGAGTATCAATCGGCATTGACGGTGATCCCTCAGTGCAATCGGCTGCGCTTAATTCGCTTTTGCAACTGAAGCAGGCTGTGGGCGTTGATTCGCTTTGCCAACTAATAACGCCGTTCTTTGTCATTGACCGGCTGGCGCTTGAGGAAATCAGCCAGGCGCGTTCTGTAACTCAAAACGCTTCTTCGCTGATTTGCGAACTTTCGTTTTTGAAGGTGCGCATGGTGTCAACCGGTGCCAGGCAGGTGCTTTGGACGCCGAAAAACCCGACTTCAGCGAATAACGTCAATGGCGGAAAAGTTCAGGCTGAAACAACGCTGGTTAAAGTTGTAAATGCTGCGTTTGACATTGGGAGCGATAAATGACCTGGTACAGCATTCCGGTTTCTCCCGTCCCGTATCAAACGGTGAGCGCAGTAATCAACGGCCAAAACTACCGCTTGACCATACGGCACCTGGGGGACTTCCTTTATTCTTCAGTGAATGTGGACGGCGAACAAGTCTCAGATAACGCGATAGCAGTGGCAAACGGGAAGCTGATTCCCTTCCCTACTGCGGTTGCAAAGACGCCGCTTTACTGGTTCGATACGCTGGGCAATGACCGGCCGAAGTACACCGGCCTTGGGGACCGCTGGCAAATTGTCTTTAAAGGTGAGTGATGTCTGAAAGCTACTCTGAAAAGCTGGTGCGCATCACAATCACTTTCGATGAAGGCGGCGAAAACGGCTCTCAGATGATCTTCATGCAGCACGCCATGAACATGAGGATTACGAAGCAGGGAGCGCCGGAACTGCCGAAAGCGCAGATTGAAATCTACGGCCTTTCGATGGATCAAATGATGCAGTTAACCATGCTGTCATTTGATGCCTTGTCCCTGCGCCGCAATGTGATTGAAATTGCGGCTGGGGATAGTGCCTCGAATCTTGCCGTAGTGTTTCAGGGCGAAATCATGAATTCCGCGCCTGACATGAACAAGGCGCCTTCGCCTGTAATGCAGATCGAAGCCATTACCGCGGCTTATCCGCAGTTATTGCCTACGGCCCCAGTGGCCATTAAGGGTGAGCAAACCGCGGAAAGTTTAGGGCAGAGTTTTGCGCAGCAGTCCGGACTATCTTTTGTCAACTGTGGGATGCAAGGGAGCCTGAAGAATTGCGTCATCAACGGGGACCCGATGAATAAGGCCCGCTGGCTTGCAAATACGATGGGCATGGACCTTGTTATTGATGATAAAGAAATGGTTTTTGTCGCACCGGATAAGGCCCGCGGCGAAACCGTGGCGGTTGATGTCATTGATCCGGAGTCCGGTGAAATCGGTTATCCCTCCTTCGATTCGATGGGCATTCAGGCAACCTGCTTTTTTAATCCCAACTTGCGGGTTGCGGGGCTTTGTCGAATCAAAAGTTCAATGCCTCGCGCATCAGGCGTTTGGAAGATTTACAGCGTTACGCACGATTTGGCAGTGAATATGCCTTCAGGCGGGGCATGGCGCACAACAATCGCGGGCACCTGGATGGATTCTTAAGCTATGGCAGAAAAAAAGAGTAACGCGAAGATTTCGGCCTTCGGATCCGAAATGAACAGCCTTGATTTCTTCATTCGGGCGCTCATTAAAACCATGGTTTCTACGTCCATTCCGGTGAGAGTGGACGCAGTCGAAAGGGGCGGCGAAGGCGGTGCGGCGCTGTATGTGGACGTGACGCCGATGGTTACGCAGACGGACGCCGAAGGAAATTCAATTCCTCCGGTGACAATCCCCCATCTGCCTTATTTCCGGTACCAGCATGGGACCGCAGCGATTATCTGTGATCCGAAGGTAGGCGATTTGGGGCTGGCCGTTTTTGCGCAGCAGGATTGTTCACGACTTACTGGCGATACCACACCCCAGGCGCCTGGAACTTTCCGATGCTTTGATATGTCCGATGGGTTTTATGTTGGAGGCTTTTGGGGGCAGGTTCCGAAAACCTTCATTCACATTGAAGATGAAGGGGCGATACACGTAGTTGCGCCGAAGAGCTATCACCTTGAGAGCCCGAAGGTCATAGTTGACTGTGACACGGCGCAGGTCAATGCACAGACGTCGGTGACAGTTGTGACGCAGACCGCGACAGTTAATGCTTCGAGTTCGCTGACTGTTGACAGTCCTCAGAGTACCTTCACTGGGAACGTCGCGATTCAAAAGAATCTGACGGTCACGGGGCACATCTCCGGCACGTCCGGCATGAGCATTACCGGCGGCACCGGAGGTGCCACGGCAACATTCCAGGGTTCGATTAAGGTTTCCGACGACGTTACGGCAAGCGGCATCAGCCTTAAGAGCCACGTCCATACTGAACAAGGCGACGGCGCTGACACGAGCACGCCGCATTAAGGGGGCGAGATGCACACTCAGAACACTTGGGGACTTTCTACAGACTGGGATTTGCAGTTTGACGCCAATGGTAAGCCAGAAGTACTTACTGAGGCGCAGGCGATTACGCAGAATGTCTGCAATGAATGCAGGCTTTTTTTGCATGATGCTTACTTTCGCTACGAAGACGGTATTCCGTGGTTTTCTGATCAACTAGGAAAGCCGATACAGGTTTCAGTGGTTACGGCCCGACTGCGTCAGGCGGCCTTGCGCGTGCCAGGGGTGCTTAGAGTCCTGAGCATCACCATCGAAGAACTTGAAAAGAAATCTCGCACCCTGACGGGAACAATTGAAATAGAGACTGAGTACGGTTATGGCAAAGGTCGAATTTAATGAGAAAACAGGCGTTGTGGTTCCCAATACGCAGACAGTCAGGGACGATTTTGCGCAAAGCGTGCAGGATGCCTTGCCGCGCGATTCGCTCGGCAATCCGGTTAACGTGGATTCAACTTCGCCGCTGGGTCAGGTGATTGATCTTGCCGTGGCCGAAGTTGAAGCGAAAAACACCGAAATTGCATATCTGGCAAATCAGTTCAATCCTGCGACCGCCAGGGGCGTTTTTCTCGATGCCTTAGCGAATCTCTACGGCCTGGAAAGAAAAGTTTCTGAGCCTACCGTAGTTGTTTGTACTTGCACCGGCCTGAAAGGGACCGTTATCCCCTATGGGGCGATTGTTTCTGACGGGAGCGGAAATCAGTTGCGCCATTCGCAGGCAGGCGGCGTTGAAATTCCCGAAAACGGCAAGGTAGATACAAACTTCGCAACGATCGAACACGGCGAAATTGAGATTGCCGCAGTGACCGTTACGCGCATTGTGACTGTTGTCCCTGGCTGGGATACGGTGACAAACGCCGCTGCAGGTGTTACGGGCCGCACTATTGAACCGGACGGCGAACTTTTGAACCGCATGAAGGAAAGCTACGCCATTAACGCCAACGGTACGGTTGAAAACCTGCAGGCGAATTTGGCGGCGCTGGATGGGGTTTTGGACTGCGTTGTTCTGGAAAATTACACGAACGTTCCGAAGGTCGAATACGGCTTAAATCTTGAAGCGCATTCGGTCGGTATTTGCATTGTCGGTGGGGACGATAATGCTATTGCACGCACGATTTTTGAGCGTAAGTCGGGCGGCTGCGGGACGAACGGAGAAACCGAAGTGCTTTTCATCGATACAGAGCATTTCAACGCAAGTTATCGTTACCGGATAGTTCGTCCTGCTGCGGTTCCCTTCACCATTCAAGTGACCTTCGATGCTGATGATATGAACACTTCGGAGAAAGAAGCGGTTATCGAAGCATTGAAGCAGGATTTTTTGGGCGAATTAAAGAATCCTCGCGTTACGCTGGCAAGCACGGTGTACGCAAGCCGCTTCTACCAGTGCATTCAGAACGTGACCGAAACCCCAATCAAAACCGTTCTGATTGCAGTAGGAGATGCGGAACCTGCGGTTTCTATCGAAATTCCAGCCAATCAATCGCCTGCGCTCTCGAATGAGACAATCAAGCTGCAGTTTGGGGATAACCTATGAGTACGCAGACTTGGGAAGATTTCACGGCGGTCTCGGATGTAAGAGATATACCAGATGTCGCAAGCGAAGCCAGTGTAGCCATGCAATCACAATATGCGCATGGCCCCAACTTTCGTGCGCTGGCCCGAATCTTTCGGGAGCAAACGGACGCAACCGAATCGATTGATGAAATTTCGGTAAAGCTGGCCGATGTGAACACTGCAAAAGGCGTCTTTCTTGACTGGTGGGGCAAGCGTATCGGCATTGACCGTAATTTAAAGGTGATTGATGAATACGTGCGCTTCGATGATGATTACTACCGCTTTCTGCTGCGCTATCGGGCTATCTGCAACATTTCAGATGCAACCTGCGCAACAATGAACAAGATGCTTTCGATGCTGACAAGCACGCGGGTCTTTATCGTAGACTATCAAGACATGACCCTCCAAAGCATCGTGGTTATCGGAGCTATCAATGACTTGCAGGCCATGATTTTGCAAACATACGGGCTTTTGAATCGCCCTGCGGGTGTCATGACGAACTTTCTGATTATCTATCCGGATGAAAAAATCTTCGGCTTTGACGGGTCTGACCTGTTGCCATTCGATCAAGGCGTTTTCAATCCAGGCAGAACGATTGGGGTAAGCAAGTAAACCATATCCACACCAAAAAAAACGACCCCGTCTGACCGAACATCAGGCGGGGTTTTTTGTATCTGATGGACGAGATCAGACGCGAACATTTTAAATGATTTGACAGAGGCACTTCGCATGGCAAGTGAGCTCTCCTTTTTTACCGCCTTCCCGATCTATCTCATTGGGTATGGCCTCGCAGGTTATTGCGTTGTGGCGCTTATCGCCCGCATCCGCAAGTTGATAAAGGAATGGTAATGAGCAACTATCCTCAATATCTTTTGAAGTATGCGATTGCTGCTAAGGGTGATAAGACGATTCCGCCTGAACTGGCTCAGACGGCTGGCACCGGGCGTTTAAGTCAGCAGAAAGGTTGGGGAGAGTACAACTCTCTGCCCATCGGCGAAGGCGGCATCCCGCCGAAGCGCGAAGACTTTAATGGGGCGTTTTACCTGCTCTCGCAATTTCTCGTGTGGTACCAGCAGGGCGGCATCATGCAGTACACCACCACACTGCCTTATGAGCCTGGAAACGAGGTTTTGAGCGCAGGCGTGAAGTATCGTTGTCTTGTTGCGAACGGCCCGGGGACTGCAAAGGGCGTCGTCGCTCCCGCTGCTGACAAAACCGTCTGGAAAAACCTCGACCTTCCGAGCGTGTTGGCCGGTCAGGTCACGCCGTTTTACAACTGCAAGCTCGGCGGCTCTGACGGAAGAAGGCTCATCCCTTGGGGGAGTACTGACGCGTATGAGTCTTACGTCATCTGCGACGGCGGCACAGATGGCCGCGGCGGGAATGTGCCGAATCTCATCGACAGGTTTTTACTTCCGAGCAGTGTTACTGATGCAGGCAAAACCGGCGGCGGCTTGAGCCTTCAAGTGCCGGGGGTCACGGTCAACGGCACGGTCGGCGAGACGATTCTGACGATTGATCAGATTCCTGCGCACACTCACACCGGGTATACATCGACCACGGGTAGCCATGCGCACGGCCGCGGCACGATGAACATCACGGGCGAATTCGGTTACTTCGACGGAACCAATTTCCCAGTTAGGGGTGCATTCACTTGGGGCGGAGAAGGTGACAACAAGCGCGGTGCGAGAGGTTCTAATGGCGGGGAGAGGCGCAACGTGGCTTTCGACGCGGCCCGCTCATGGAGCGGATACACGTCATACGACGGAACCCACAGCCACAGTATGAATCTCAATAACACGGGCGGAGGCAAAGGGCATACGCACACAATCACCAGCTCATCTGAGACGCAGACGCTCACGCTAGACCGCCCGCCGTTCTATCGTCTTGCCTATTTTGTCAAGTTGCCGGAGTAAATCATGGCATCAAAAGAATTTCGATTCCATTACGTCAAAACGCCGACCGGCGCCATAAGCGGGCAGTCGGTCCTTACGCAGACAGAGGACGCGATTAACAACCTCGGCGACTATATGGTCGAGGCTACGGGCGATGCGACCGAGGCGCTGAACAAGGCGACTGAGGCGCTCAACACGGCAAATACGGCTCAGCAGAATTCGGCTGAGGCGCTTGCTACTGCGAACTCTGCGATTGGCAAGGTCAACACCTTAACCAACACCGTTAACACGTTCGACGGGCGCATTAAAACAGCGGAAAGTAATGCCGCCAATGCCGTCACCGCGTCGACTGAAGCGTCTAATAATGCTGCTCAGGCCGTCACCACGTCCAACTCTGCGCTCAAAACGGCTCAGCAGGCAGTCACAACGGCCAATGCCGCGACGACGACGGCTCAGGAGGCAAGTGCTGCGGCCGCTCAAGCCGTAGGCACGGCCAACGCGGCGAACGCGACGGCGGGAGAGGCGAAGCAAATTGCCCAGCAGGCCGTGACGGACACAGACGCCATCCGCGAAGAGATCAATCAGAACATGGCCGTGATCACCCAAAAGGTGACCGAGGCCACGACGCAAGCGCAGAATTCCGCGGCTTCTGCCGGCGAATCGAAGGCCAGCAGTGACCTTTCCAAGCGGTGGGCGACATGGACAACGGGCGTTGAGACAGAAGACGGCACCGTCTACACGGTCGACAACGACGGCTATTCTTCGAAGTGGAATGCTCAGCTCGCTCAGGCGTGGGCCGTGAAGACTGACGGCAAGGTGACGGAAAACAACCTGCCCGATGGCGCAGAACTCGATTACTCGGCGAAGTACTACGCTCAGCAGGCGGGGAGTTCGAATAGCGCGGCGAAGGCATCAGCCGATGCGGCGAAGGCTTCGCAGACTGCGGCGGCGGCCAGTGCGGCGGCCGCTAAGGCTTCGCAGGATGCGGCCAAGGTTTCGCAGAATGCGGCCAAGGCTTCGCAGGCCGCGGCGGCTGGGAGTGCCGCGGCGGCCAAGACGTCTGAGGCCAATGCCCTTGCGTCTAAGAACGCGGCGGCTAAGAGTGCGACAGGGGCGCAGGGTTCGGCTACTGCGGCGGCTGGTAGTGCGTCAGCGGCTGATGCTTCGAAAACTGCGGCGGCTGGGTCGGCATCTGCGGCGAAGACTTCAGCAGACGCGGCGAAGGTTTCGCAGAATGCGGCGAAGACATCCGAGACGGCGGCGGCAAGTTCTGCGAGTGCCGCGGCAGGATCGAAAACCGCGGCGGCCACATCCGAAAAGAATGCCGCCAATTCTGCGACTGCGGCTAATGCTTCAAAGACTGCGGCGGCGGGAAGCGCTTCTACTGCAAGCACGAAGGCAACGGAGGCATCTGCTTCTGCGCAAAAAGCGAAGGATTGGGCTTCAAAAGAGGACGGGCCGGTGGAAGGTTCAGGCGCAACCGCAGAGTATTCAGCGAAGTATTACGCACAACAAGCCAATCAGAGCAACAATGTAAAGTACGTCGCTCAGACGCTGACAGCAAAACAGCAGACGCAGGCACGACAGAATATCTCGGCACTTGGAATCAAAGAACAAGCAACAACGTCCGAAGACGCGCAGGCAATTCTTCAAGCCTTTATCGATTTTGCAAACGAAAATAACATCGCCTGATTTTTGAATCAAAACGAAAAGGAGTTGACAATGGCAACACCAAACTCAACGATTGCGGCTGTATTGAATTGGCTGAAGCGAAAGGCGGAAACATCTTCGCCGTTGGACGCGTACCCGATTGGAGCGGTTTATATAAGCACGCAACCGACTAATCCAGCTTCAATTTTAGGAGGTAGTTGGAAAGCGCTTAATGAAGGGCGGGTGCTTATCGGAGCCAATGCCGCATATCCCGCGGGGTCAAAAGGCGGCGAGGCCAGCGTTGTTTTGAGCGTTGACCAAATTCCGAGCCATTCGCATAGCGGATCAACTTCAACCTCCGGTCAGCATTTGCACAATATTTACGGCACTTCAAACGAGACTGACCGCTGGGCCTATGTTCCGACCTACATAGACACGGAGCACAAGCTTCTAACTACAACAGGACAATCTCTCGGTACAACGGCGTATGGCGGTCTTCACTATCACTCTTTGGACATCTCTAACACCGGTGGCAACAAACCACATAACAATTTGCCCCCGTATCTGTCGGTTTATATGTGGGAAAGAATTTCGTAAAAGGAATTAAAAATGAACATAACGAATAAAACCAACTTGATGCAAACTCAGTCTGATGGTGGGGGGGGTGTAATTATGATATTGTCAAAAAAGTTTTAAATTGGTTGAAATCAAATTCAAACAGTGTTGCGGTGGGGACGGTGATTGCCGTCGCGGGGAAAACAATTCCTGATGGATATCTATTGTGCAATGGCGCGGCAGTTAGTCGTTCCGCATATGCGAATCTGTTTCAAGCCATTGGCACAACATACGGCAGAGGGGACGGATCGACAACATTCAACTTGCCGGATCTAAATTATCGGTTTGTTGAAGGCACCGTAACAGCGAACAACGTCGGAACGAAGAAAAACGCGGGATTGCCGAACATCACCGGAAAGGTCATGCTTGGTAACTATCCATTACTGACATCTGAGCATGAAGGTGCTTTTTTTGGGTCAGATTATGGTGTAGCCGACAGGCACGGACAAGATAGCATAAATAATGTTCCAACAACTTTTAGCATTGATGCTTCAAGGTCTAGCGCTGTTTACGGAAAGTCAAGTACTGTTCAGCCGGCATCTTTGTGCCTACTTCACTGCATTAAGTATTAAAGATTGAGAGTCAAAAATGGCGAAAGCAAATCAATCTGTATTAAAAGTCCTAAACTGGTTAAAAGCGAAAGCCGAAGCGAGTTCGGTTCTTTCGATGTATCCAATTGGTTCGGTGTACATGACCGCAAATGCGGCATTCGATCCTAATGCCGAGTGGGGGGGGGTATGGGTAAAGATTGAAAACAGATTTTTATTAGGTAGCGGAACTAAAGTCGTTGGCGCGCAGGGCGGTGAAGAGGATGTGACCCTGTATATAAGTCAGATTCCGACACACTCGCATAGCCGTGGCAGCATGGATATCACTGGCAACCTCGCAAACGGAGAGGTTAGAATCGAAGATGTTTCAGGGGCTATCTACAATCGCGGCAGTGCATATAACGGGCCGGGCGGGGGCTGGCTGACGACAGGCCAAATGGGGTTTAAGGCTTCTAGGAATTGGAGCGGATATACGAGTTCAAGCGGAGGTGGACAATCACACAACAATATGCCTCCGTATCAAGTAGTTAATATTTGGAAGCGAACCGCTTAATAATTCAGGAGCAATAAAAAAATGAAAAATATAGTTTATGTTGGTCTTAAAGATGGCATAGTTTCCGTTGAAAATGAGTCTTTTCCGATAAAAAACCTCTCGGCCGATCTAATAAAAAAATATCTGCCAGAAAACATTGAACCAACTGACATTGGCGGTATTTCTTGGTGTCTAAACGATCCGACTCAAACAGTATTCAATACGTATCACAACGGTGATTTTAGATTTGATGTAGCAGAGGAAAATTATAATAAATTCATCAAACCTTACGTAGATATTTGGCAAGCTAAACAGGACGAGCAACAGCAGGAACAAGAAAAAGCCAAAGCCGAATGGAACAAGTTTGAAAATCGACAAGCGCGCGCGATTGAGGTAATCCGTGCCGACTACGCCAGGGCGCAGTCCGACGGATTTATGCGCTCGTCTTTGGGATTCGATGCAGATATCAGTCCGAGCAGCACAGCGACGCTTTTGGGGACTCAAACCAACCTCGTGGCCACGCAGTCTACGAAATCGACGGAAACGCCGACGACGGCATTCTTCGATTTCAACGGATACAGGCACGATCTTGACGCCGATCAGGTGCAAGTGCTGATTTGCGAAATCAATTATGCGCAGAATCACTTGCGCGTACAAAAGCACAGGTTCAAGACCGCCGTGACTGCGACGACGGACAACGAATCTCTAAACACTTGTCTTGCAACCTGCCTATTCACCGCACTGGACTTTTCGCGAGCGGCTGAAGACGGCACCCCTGCCGAGCTGCCAATCGAGCAGCCGAAAACGATTCAAGAGCGCGTTGCCGCGAGGTGAGACAATTAAACAGTGAGGGGCAACATGGGAAACGTCAATAAAAGGGAGTGTCTCGATTTTTGTGTCTAGCGCGGGTTTACGGTTGAGCTTGTTGGCTCTCCAACAGGGGTATTTAACCCCAGGTACTTCTGGGCTGTCAAGCCCCAATTTTTCTATCAGTGGTAATGCGATGATTCAGGGTACGACGGCGGCAGGGATTGCCGAAGTGAAAGCCCTTGAGGTGTTCAACGAAACAATGCCGCCAGCGGACGTGCCGACGGATCACTTTATCCACGCCGGCTGCTATGTGCGGACGTGCCGACGCAGGCCGGGTTCCCGCGAAAAGTTGTGTGGCCGGAGGTGCCATCTGTTCCCAATCGCACTACAAAGTAGGTCAGTTTGTGCCCCTTCCTGTAAACCTGCATGGAAGGGGCGGGACATGGGTTAATCTGTAAGTTTGATAGACCTCACTTTTGATTCTTCCTTCCAAAATAGGATTGCTTTAAGAACTTTGCGTTTGAAGCGGAAGAACCTGGCTCGCGATGGGTGATCGCAGAGAAGCATATAACGCTTAAATGTTTTGGAACGAATGATCCCATTTTCTGCTGCTTCCAAAACGAGAGCCTTATATGGTTTCAGATCGACCACAGGGAAGGATTGAGCATCTTTGAAAAGACTAACGGCTGCGTCGGCAAATGCGGAGACGGTAACCATTGCAGAACGGTCTGAAAGTCTTTTGGCGACATCTACACAAAGAGCTCTCCCTTTGAACATTTGCCAAGCGAATCTGTCACTGCGAATGATTGAATCAGGTCTCTGACGGTAAGCGTATAACGTTTCAGGGAGATATGAAAAAATTTTGGCTCGGAGAGTAGCCTGTAGGCAAAAGATTTCATCCTCAAGCGTGTCTCGGTTTGATGGGAATCGAATGCCTTTTATAGAAGAGGCTGTAAAAAGTTTCTTCCAAACCATCCCACCTGCGCCACAGGTTTTTTCCCATCGCAACATAGAGAAAATAAGCTCGACGAATTCATCTCTGTCGACGGTTCTCGCAGGCTGGATGACGCCTTCTATTTTCGTCCGCCCTTCGTCGTTAAATTTGAAGAAGCCACAAACAGTGATGTCAGCTTGAGTTCGAAAAGCGTTTTGAGTGAGGTGGGCTAAAAAATCTGGTAACACCTTGTCATCGCTGTCAACGAACGCTACATATTCAAAGGTTCCATCTCGTTCAATGCGATCTAGCGCGGCGTTTCTGGCTGCAGATAAACCGCCGTTTTTTTGTCGGATCACGATAAATCGCGGATCTTTCACAGCATACTCATCAAGGATTGCGCCAGACTCATCGGTAGAGCCGTCGTCAACTGCAAAGACGGTGAAGTTGTTATATGTCTGCGTCAGAATCGAATCAAGGCATTCGCGGAGATACAGGGCGACGTTGTAGACAGGGACAACAACCGCTACTTTTGGAGTTTCAGTAACTGATTTTTTTTCAGGGTGGGGGGGAATAATATCTTGAAGCATTTTGGGGATGAAAAAATGGCTCATGGCTGATCCGCCCGTGAGCAAAAAACGATAAGCGTAACTTTATCACTCCACCTTCGGGGCTATCTTTTCAGATCGTCCCGAATTCACTTAAGACCGCAAGTGGCCGATGTGGATCATCGACCACCTTTTCTTTTGGCAAACCGAGCACTGCAAGTCGGCATACGAGAGCGAAGTTGAGCGCTCTCAGTTGCCGCCGTCAATGCGCGAATGAATGCCCCTTTTTGTGAGCTTCTTTTGCGAGCACTTGATCAGATCAATTCTAGGTAGGGGACATTTTGTACCCTAACTGCTTTGGCTTCTGCCGGAAAGAAATATTGCCCCTCTGAGAGGGGCTTTTTTATGGGGGTTGCCATGTACTTGCGATGGCTTTACTTTTTACCAGCGTCGCTGGCCTTTGACGTTTTCGGGCGTCTGCTAACGCCGTTCGTCGTACTCTTTGCCGACAAAGACGGATGGCTACCGTCTTGGCTTTGGTGGTGGCAGACGCCGGACAACCCTATCGACGGAGACGCCGGGCACCTTGCGCGTTGGGGCACGTCAACGGCGCCGCTTGCAACATACGTTCGGCGGGTGGCGTGGCTGTGGAGGAATTGCGGCTACGGCTTCAACATTGACGTCATCGGCTTTAAGCATCAGGCCGGAGACGTGAAGCAGGTGTATGGCGACCCGACTATTGGCGATACGTCGGGTATTTCGGGCGTCTGCCGGTGGAAGGTGTTTCGAGCCGGAAAGCCGGTCTGCTGGCAGTTTTACTACGTGAAGCACTACCGGATTTTTGGCGTTTGGAAGTGCGTTCGCATTGGAGCCGGCTGGAAGATTTGGGGAAGCCCCGTCCCGGGCTACGTTTACGGTCAACACTGGGTGTATTTCCACCCAATAAAAGGCTCGGGCCGAAATAAGTAATCTATGCCGGAGAGGGTGCGCATGACGTCTGACTTTTTGCCGGAAGGCACCGAAAAAATAGTAGCCGCGGCAGTGGGCGCCCTTACCGGCGCCCTTTCGTTTTTCTTCGGACTCGACACAAAGCCGCTCATTATTTGGCTTGCGATCTTTATCGCCGCGGACATCTTGACCGGCATGGCGGCCGCGTTCGTCAACCGTGACTTTGAGAGCCGGTGCGTCTCGCGTGGGCTTTTGAAAAAGGGCCTGATGTTTATTGTCGTGGGCTTCGCGCACGGCCTTGATGTGCAGTTTTCCTACACGCTGAACTATCTCGCAGTATTTCAGGGCATTGTCATTGCGGCCTACGGCTTCACAGAGTTCATGAGCATCATTGAGAACCTTGACCGCATGAATCTCGGCGGGTGCATTCCTGCAATCATTCGTAAGGCCCTCAAACAGATCAACGCCCGTTTGGACGAATCAGTTGAAGAGATCGGCAACAAGCCGAAAGAAGGCAAAAATGAAAATCGGATACTTTGACACAAAAGAACTCGCGAGCAAGGACGGCCAGCGCTCTCCGTTCGGGGCGCAACAGGTCAGATCAGAGCTGCTATTTTTATTGAACCGAATTCGGACGGCATGGGGCCGCCCGATCATTGTCAACAGCGCTTACCGCTCGCCTGAGCACAATCGCGCTGTCGGCGGCGTGGAGAACTCTTATCACGTTCAGGGCCTCGCGGCCGACATCCGGCCGGAGCATCAAGAAGACCTCCCGGAACTTCAGGACCTCTGTTTAGACCTTAACGCCGACGGCGGAGTCGGGCTGTATGACAGCTTTGTCCATGTTGACGCGAGAGGATTCAAAGCTCGCTGGGACAACTGCAAAAAATGACCAAGGCGGAAATCCTCAAATACGTTTTTATTTTTTTCAAGGAGTACGTTATGCACAGCGAAGACTTTCAGGCATGGCTTAAGAAAATCGGCGTGAAGGCCGAAGACCTCAAGCGTGACGCCTATGAAAAACTCAAGGCCGAGAAAGCCAAAATGGATACAGAGACGCGCCGCAAGTGCCGATTGTTTTGGGCGACTGTGTCGGTCGTGACCTTCTTTATCGGCCTCGGGCTGGGTCATTTGTTCTTCTGATGACAAAATGGCTCTACCTCGCTGCGGCCGTGGCCGTCTTCGGCGCCGGATACGCCTTTGCAGACGCACTGCGCACTGCGGACATCGAGCGCCTTAAAGCCGATTACGCGCAGGCCGCGCAGAAGTATCAGTCAGAGCTCACGAAAAGGGAGGCAGACAATGCGAAGAAACTCGCCGACGCAGTCGACAAGAAGCAGGCTGAGATCGACGCGCTTGACTCTCAGCTTGCTGGTATGCGTGACGATGTTGAGCGCCTGCGCCGTGCCGCAAGCGCCGGCCGTGGTGGAATGCCCGCCGGCGCCGGTAGTGCCTGCATCTCTTGTGAGCGACAAGTCAGAGAGTGTGTCCGCTTACTTGCAGAGGGTGCGGAGCTTCTTGAAGAAGGCGGCAGACTGGTCGGCGGCCTCAGCGCAGACCGAAACGCCGTCCGCAAAGCCCTGAAGCCGTGAAGCACAAAAGGTTAATTATCCGTCAGCTATAGTATGGCTTGTCAATATAGCTGAAACCGTAACGCAGAAAATTGCGTCAACTCCCCTGGGGGTTAAGGCGCACAAAAAAAATAGCGTCAACTCCACCCGGTGTTGAATGCGCACAAAAAACGCTTCAAACCCGCACCGGCACCGGCTTGCCGCGTGGAGTTGAAGGCAAAGAAAAACCTCGTGGATTCTGGAGTTCTCCACGAGGCTTTTCAGAAAACCTACCGCTCAGTTTTCGCGGGGCTCATTTTACCCGATCTTTCGGGGTTTCGCCCGCTTTTTGCACTTCCCTCAGTCGATCGCGTATCCAGTGCGAGCCTCCTAGGGACTTCTTTCTTTTCGCGTTCTGCGACTACCTCACGAAGCCTGTCACGGACCCAGTGGGAGCCGCCCAGCTCCTTGAGAACCGGAACAAGTTCTGCGGGCAGACTCAGCAGAACTGTTTGCCGGCCTTGCGGGTAGATTACCGGACGGCCCATCACTGGCCTAGTTTCATTGCTTCTACCCATGCAGCTTTCTCCTTTTCTTCCTCGCCATTTTCAAAGACCACGACAAGGCGTGCGGCAGGGTTCTTCACGTCCTGTTTCAACAGCGCCGATATTTTCTTCAGTGCCGTCATCATTGACGCGATAAAGGTAATCCAACAACACTGCAAGATTGTCATATGCGTGCTTGTCGAGACGACCAGCTTCGATTTCAGCCAGCACCTTTTCGTCTTCCTGGGTAGAAAGATCAGAAACATGATCAAAAGCGGCCTGGTCGTTTTCAGCCTCGAAGGTCATGCCTTCGAAGTTGGTAACAAAATCATAAGCATCTCGAATCTTGCCGGCCGTATGAAAAACGTATTTCATTTTTGATTCTTCGGGCAT